CAGACGCCGCGAAGAGGGCCATTGGTTCAATAATAAGGGTGTGGGCACTTACGTTACTGGCACTCACTTTATGTACTTGCAATGGTCTAAAATTGACGTTGGGTACCCAGAATTTAGGGAAGCCAACAGATTATTCTTCATCTTTTGGGAAGCTTGCAAAGCAGACCAGAGATGCTACGGTATGTGTTACCTCAAAAATAGACGTTCAGGATTTTCATTCATGGCAAGTGGCGAGACCGTTAACATGGCCACAATATCAAGTGATGCGCGATTCGGAATATTATCAAAGTCCGGTGCTGACGCTAAAAAAATGTTTACCGATAAGGTAGTACCAATATCTGTAAACTATCCATTTTTCTTTAAGCCAATACAAGACGGTATGGACCGTCCGAAAACAGAGCTAGCCTATAGAATACCAGCTTCAAGGCTTACAAGAAAGTCAATACAAAACAAACAGGATCAAGAGTTGTTAGAAGGATTAGATACAACTATTGACTGGAAAAACACAGGCGATAACAGTTATGATGGCGAAAAGTTAAAGCTGTTAGTGCACGATGAATCGGGTAAATGGGAAAGGCCGGACAACATCCTCAACAACTGGAGGGTTACAAAAACAACGCTAAGGCTAGGAGCAAGAATTATCGGTAAGTGTATGATGGGGTCAACGTCAAACGCTTTAGATAAAGGTGGAGAAAACTTTAAAAAGCTTTATAATGACTCGGACGTTACAAAACGAAACCGCAATGGACAAACTAAGTCAGGATTATATTCTTTGTTCATACCTATGGAATGGAACTACGAGGGATTCATTGATTCTTATGGAATGCCTGTATTCGAAACCCCATCAGCAGATTGCATTGGCCCACACGGCGACGCTATCGAAGTCGGGGTTATTGAGCACTGGGATAATGAGGTCGAAGGATTAAAAGGCGATCAGGATGCTTTAAATGAGTTTTATAGGCAGTTTCCGCGCACTGAAGAGCACGCGTTTCGTGATGAAACCAAAAATAGTATATTTAACTTAGTAAAAATATACGAACAAATTGATTATAATGAAGATCTGCGTAATACTAACGTTATAACAAAAGGTAGTTTTCAATGGGAGAATGGTATTAAAGACACAAAAGTAATGTTTAGTCCTAACCCAAGCGGTAGATTCAATATTTCTTGGATACCAAGAACCAATTTGCAAAATAAGCAAATAACAAAAAACGGAATTAGATTTCCTGGTAATGAGCACATGGGTGCTTTCGGTTGTGACAGTTACGATATATCGGGAACCACAGACGGCAAAGGATCTAAGGGCGCGTTGCATGGATTAACTAAATTTAGCATGGAAGATGCACCTCCTAATACATTTTTTTTAGAATATGTAGCAAGGCCACAAACGGCAGAAATATTTTTTGAAGATGTATTGATGGCTTTAGTTTTTTATGGCATGCCTATACTAGCAGAGAATAACAAACCTAGGTTATTATATTATTTAAAAAGAAGAGGCTATAGAGGTTACTCTATGAATAGGCCAGACAAGATATATAATAAATTATCTGTTGCAGAAAAAGAAGTTGGAGGAATACCCAACTCATCTGAAGACATTAAGCAAGCCCATGCGGCTGCAATTGAAACTTACATACAATCTTACGTTGGATTAAAAAGTGATGGAGAATACGGCAACCTGTATTTTAATGATACACTAAATGATTGGGCTAAGTTTGACATAAATAAAAGAACAAAATTTGATGCAGCGATTAGCTCAGGCTTAGCTGTAATGGCGTGCAATAGGCATTTATATAGACCTAATGCAATTGTGCAAAAACCAAAACTAAATTTAAGCATATCAAAATACAAAAACACCGGTGCAATATCCAAAATAATAAAATAAACATATGGCTGAGTCAGTTATAAAAAGTTTTTTTCCAAGCCAGGTTGCGAGCGACGCTGAGAAAATGTCCTCGGAATATGGATTAAGAGTCGGGAGAGCTATTCAAGATGAATGGTTTAAATCAGACTCTGGTACTACACGGTTTAGAAGTAATCAAAACACATTTCATAATTTAAGATTATATTCCAGAGGAGAGCAAGGTATACAGAAATATAAAGATGAGTTATCAATTAACGGTGATTTGTCATATTTAAATTTAGATTGGAAACCAGTTCCAATTATACCAAAGTTTGTTGATATAGTAGTTAACGGTATTTCAGAAAGAGCATTTGATATTAAAGCTTATTCTCAAGACCCATACGGTGTTGACAAAAGAACAAAGTATATGGAGGCTATCATCCGTGATATGCAAACCAAAGAAATGAATGAGTTTGTTCAGGCTGAATTTGGCATTAATTTATTCGAATCGGATCAAGATAATCTACCCGAAAACAAAGAAGAGTTAGAAGTACACATGCAGCTGTCGTATAAGCAAGCTGTAGAAATGGCAGAGGAGCAAGCTATAGAGACTTTACTTAACGGGAATAATTACGACCTTACTAAAAAAAGAATTATATATGATTTAACAACCATTGGTATTGGAGCTGTTAAAAATAACTTTTCTAAATCTGAAGGCGTAACAGTAGACTATGTAGATCCAGCTAATTTGGTGTGGTCTTATACGGAGTCACCTTATTTTGATGATATATATTATTGTGGTGAAGTAAAAAGCATACCTCTTAATGAACTTAAAAAGCAATTTCCTGAATTAACTCAGGATGATTTGGAAAGAATATCTAAGCAAGGTTTTCAAAACAACGGTTTTTATGATCGCACAATAACTAATTACGACAGATCGGATAGTAATACGGTACAAATCTTATACTTTAATTACAAAACCTACATGAATGAGGTTTATAAGGTAAAAGAAACTGCAACTGGCGCTACAAAGATATTAATAAGAGATGATCAATTTGATCCGCCTGTTGAGGAATTAGAAAAGAACTTTGGAAAATTATCAAGATCTTTAGAAGTATTGTATGAAGGTGTATTAGTATTAGGCACTGACATGCTGCTTAAGTGGGACATGGCCAAAAATATGATGCGCCCAAAAAGTGATAATTCAAAAGTATTAATGAATTACAGCATTACAGCGCCAAGAATGTATAAGGGTAAAATTGAATCTTTAGTTAGCAGAACAACCGGTTTTGCTGACATGATACAGCTTACTCATTTAAAGTTACAACAAGTAATGTCAAGAATGGTGCCAGACGGTGTGTATTTAGATGCCGACGGCTTAGCCGAAATTGATTTAGGTAATGGAACAAATTATAATCCGCAGGAAGCATTAAATATGTTTTTCCAAACGGGTTCTGTTATTGGTAGATCATTTACACAAGATGGGGATATGAATCCTGGCAAAATACCAATACAAGAATTGCAAACAGGTTCTGGCGGTAACAAACTTCAATCTCTTATAGCTACATACAATTATTACTTACAAATGATTCGTGATGTAACAGGCTTAAATGAAGCCAGAGACGGTAGCATGCCTGATGCAAAAGCTTTAGTTGGTGTACAAAAAATAGCAGCCGCTAATTCTAATACCGCTACTAGACATATTATGGAGGGCGGTTTATTTATAACATCGCAATTAGCCGAAGGATTATCATTAAGAATATCTGATATAATAGAGTACTCGCCAACAAGAGAAGCGTTTATACAAAAAATAGGCGCACACAATGTGGCTACGTTGTCTGAAATGGGAAATCTCCATTTGCATGATTTTGGTATATTTATAGAATTAATGCCGGATGAAGAAGAAAAAGCAATGTTGGAAAACAACATTCAAACCGCTTTGTCTGCAGGGCTTATAGATTTAGATGATGCTATAGATATTAGAACTATTAAAAATCTTAAATTAGCTAATCAGTTACTTAAGATAAGACGCAAGCAAAAGCAAGAGCGAGATCAAATGATGCAGCAGCAAAACATACAAGCGCAAGCGCAAGCAAATGCTCAAGCACAAGAAGTTGCCGCGAATGCTGAGGTTATGAAAAACCAGGCTTTAACAGCACAGAAAGCTGAGTTAGAGCAAATGAAAGGGCAGATGGAATTGCAAAAGTTACAAGCTGAAGTGTCCGCTAAGAAAGAATTAATGGCTCAGGAGTTTCAGTACAACATGCAATTAAAAAGCATGGAAACAGATCTTTTAAAACAAAGAGAATCCGAAAAAGAAAATCGCAAAGACGATAGAACAAAATTACAAGCTTCACAACAAAGTGAATTAATAAATCAAAGAAAAAATAATACACCTCCCCAACAATTTGAATCCGGTGGAAACGATATAATTGGTGGTGGCTTTGACTTAGGTTCTTTTGAGCCTAGGTAATTATAATAGTAACATTTATATAATATCTTATCATGTCAGAAAACACAGAAGAAGTTCTTGATACACAAGAAAGTGTGCAGGAAGAAACTGTT